TGTGTTGACGTTACCTGCATTTTGAATCAAACCAAAGTTTTGGCCCAACATGGCAGTAGAAGCGGAAGCAATTACTGTTGTAGCGGAACACATCACCACTTTAAACACTGTGTCAGGATCATCACAGACGATAGCTCTACCAGTAGCAGTAGTACCAGCGGGCCAATACTGAGCAAATTGCGTTTGCTTAGTTGTAGGGTTTACATACTCACAACCCAAGAACACACCAACCAAACCGTTGCCAGTAGAGTCAGTAGTGTCAGTGTTTTTAACAATAGAACCACGAACAATATTGACCAAATCACCGTAAAAGATGTTTGACGCAAAACCATACTGGATCGAGTAAATGCGGGTAGAACCAGCAAATACCTGACCACCGATCAGGTTGATCGGCTTTAGGCCGTAGGGGGCCGAGACGACGGGATAAGCCATTTAAGACTCCTTAAAAATTTAAGTACCTTTGCCAAAGCTGGACGAGGATTTACGCTCTTGGAAGAGCGGCATCCGCGCATCACTTTGACGCATGAAACTATTGTCCACAGCATCTGTCTGAGATTGAGTGACTTTGGCGAAATGGGCATTTCGCTGGTCTACAAAATCAGTAGGTGTCTTGCAAAGCAATAATCCACCGACCTCAATGTTGTCTTTAAAACGACTTTGGGGATCGGCTAACAGTCGAAATTTCGGTTGTTCTTCAATGGCAACGGGTTCCCAACCTTCTCGGAGTTTGGCCGATAAGTTACGTGGGTCAGCATTGTTCATCGTAGAAACACGAATCCAGCGGTAGTTGTATCCGGGCTGTTTGTCTGGCTCGGGCAAAAGTTCAGGCTGCATCCACTGCTTGGGACGCTCCTGTACCGCACGTGTTGTCAACTCGCGTGTGAGTTTGTTGTCTTTAATATCAGCCATTACGGGCCTCCAATTCAAGTTGTGCCTTCACATATTGCTCTGGCGTTAAACCCAGTTTTCGGGCTAGGTTTACTTGGCTTTGCTTTAGCTTAACCTTATGAGGGGCCGTGCTACGAACTGCCGGGGCGACTACAGTACCGGGTCTTGTCCGGGTCTGCTGTCTATTGTCTTCTTGGCTTTCAAATTTCTCTGAAAACCGTTTGCGCATTGTATTGTCCAATTCGCGGTAATACTCATCAGAACCAACCTCTACACCATTGTCTCTCAGGTCTTCGTGTAAACCTAAAGCAAAGGCCGTCATACTCCGATCCTGTCCAAACCAGCTATTGCGCTTTTGCCACGCTACTGCTTTATTGTCCGGTTCAGGTATGCTCGGTGCAGGTTGATACTGCACTTGTTGCTGTTGTACTTGAAATTCCTCTTCTTGTAAAGAGGGCATGCGAAAGTTTTTTACCTGTATAGATTTTAGGTTGGCCATTTGCAACGCTTGGTTGGCCTCCATCATCTTGTCAGAGTCACCTGCCTCATACGCTTCTTTATAGGCACGTTGAGCAATCTTCAACTCCATATCAGCATTACTCTGAATGGTAGAGACGTACTCTTTCTCGCCGTTGGTAAGAATACCTTTGATGCGCTTATTCTCTTCTAGCAGGCGTTGTGCCAAAGTGACAGCTTCTTGCTGTTCACGCAGGGCGGACTCTTTCTCACGGCGTTCATCGTGCCAAACCTTACGCATTTGCTTGAGTTTGGTCTTTACGTTGTCGTCGTACTGGTCTAGCTCATCCTTCTCTAGTTCTTCAACCAGAGGCTTGGGTAGAGGCTGTCGGCCACGGTCTTCAGCCGGGGCGTCGTCTTCAATTTCAATCTCAATTTCAGGCTCTGCGTTTTGTGAGGGTTTACCCTTACTTTCAACTTCGTCTGGAAACTTGAATTCTGTGTCGTCGTCTAAAGGCATTTTGTGCTCCTTTTATTTACGTTTGATACCACGGGGATCGTCTACGACGGCCTCGACAGTATCGTCATTGATGATGCGGAACTCACGGCCATGTATGACCAAGCGAGAACCTGAGTGTGGACGCACGAGGACAAAATCCCCGGGTTTGCACCACGGCCCAGTAGGGAACTTAGATGGGTCTTGATAGCAGTCTGGCCCCATATCAACAACAAACAAGACCGTTGTGAGGGTCTCCTCGTTGCGCATGGTTTCATCAGCTTTGATAATTCCAATCTCACTGTCCTCAAACTCTTTCTCTGCCTCTGGAATTGCACAAAGGATTCGGTAGCCAGATGGCTTTGGTAATTGCTTACCCTTCTCCTCCATTGATGATTCCCAGTTATAGGTGCCCACGACTTGTGGGTTATTGGCGTCTGTAGCCAATAGGATGGAACTAGTCATCCGAAGTCTCCAATCGTTGTTTCAGGTCTAGGGTGTATCCCCGCATGATGAGTAGACCACGAACCTCACCACACAGTTTCTTGTAATCCTCAAAGGACTCGGCCTTGCCCTCGGCCAGATAGTCCTTGAGTTGATCAATCTTCTCATCCGCTTGTTGGATGAGAACTTCAAATCCATTCATTTATTCACCTTTAGGTTGTCTTTGTCTCATCTGGATGCGCTCCTGCATTTGTCGCAGTTGCTCTTCTGCACTCTTGTTAGAGAGTTGTTTGAGAACATCTATGCTCATGTCCATCATGTGGCGCTGCTTGTCATCCTGCATTTGCGCGGCCATTTTCACTGCGTCCATCTTGATGCGTTTGTCATCAGTGGCTTGCTGTGTCTGGATGCGGTCACGCTCAACCTGCAACTGCGCCGCTTTGATGGCGTTGTCGGCTTGGTCTTTAGCAGCTTTACGCTGGTTCTCTTGCGCCTTGAGTTGCAACTCTTGCATCTGCATTTGAACAATCGGATCTTGCGCTTGTTGTTGCGCTTGAGCCTGCTGTGCTTCCTGCATATTCTTCTGGAGCAACTGCTGTGCGGCCTGTGCCAACATCGGAGACAGACGTGCTTCAACTTCAGGAGACATCTGAACTTCTTCACCAGACTCATCTGTTTGAGGTGGCAACTGCATACCCAATGTCTCTTCGATCTGCTTGCGATACTCAAAGCCCAAGTGCTCGTTGATGTGAGACATCATCGCTGACTGCATGGCTTGCGCCATCGGGTTCTGTTGTAACAACGCCTGAATCTTGGGGTCTTGCATTGCGGCCATGTGCACAACAATGTGAGCCTTATGATCTTGAGACAGGAACGCTTTGACCGGCTTGCCTTTGAGCACATTCTGGTTCTCAGATACTGGGTCAGTGGGCTTCTGGTCGTCGTCCATTGGCACAAGTTTTTGCGCATCCTTGATACCTAACACATCGAGCATCTGACGGTGCAAAAGTGGTAAGTTGTAGAGTTGAGGCGCACCTTGAGCAAGCTGGAGAACAGCTTGATACTGCACAATCTTCTGCGCCATTGTTGACGCATTAGGATCGCTGACAGGTATGACATCAACATCGTCATAGTCAGACTTCTTCGCCTTGCGACTGCCTTCACTTGGCTGGTAGTCGTAGTCGTCTGGTGTGTACTCAGCGATGATGTGCTTCAACAAACCCAACTCTTGCTTCATTGAATAATGAACACGTGCCTGAATAGCACTCATGTTCTTCAACGTTCTCTCTAAGATAGCCAAGGTAGTACCTACAGGCGCTTGCGCACTCATATCACTGAGAGTCAAGTCCGCTGTGTTGGCGAAGCGTCTGCCTTCTTCAACGATCTGACCAAGCAAAGCCATCAATGTCTGGCTTGGCTCTTTGTACGGCAGGGGCAGTAAGTTGTCTTTCAGTGTGCCGCTTGCCACATCTGCATCACGCCACTCACCCGGAGCAATTGGAGTGTCGTCTCCCTTGACACGCATACCGCGAGTCTTGAAGCCGCCGGGCAGGTTACTTAAAGTACCAGCATCGACAAGCTGACGAATAAGAGAAGTGCCTGACTTAGCAAAAGCCCCAATGAGGTGAATGAGGCCAAAGCAGTAAAAACCAAATCCCGGAACGTAACCATAATGGACAAAGTGCTGTCGTTTTGTGTAAGTCTCATCATCTGGCTCCCAGTTGCGACGAATGGCCAGCACGTTGCTGGTTCCCTTTTCAATGGTGACAACATACGGCAGTGCGATGCCAGTCTTCTCACCCTTCTTGTCTTTGTGCTCATAGCCTTCTAAGTCAAGGTCTACGTTCATCTCCAAGAGTTTGAAGCGATCATCAGCAGTGGCTCTGAAGCCCATCTTCTCTGCAATCTTCTTCTCAACTTCATCCAGCACATTGTCGGGTGTGCCCAAATCAACATCGCAATAGAACCCTGCGACCTGCAACTTACGCAACTCATTCTCAGTCTTACGCATCACATGAGTAATACGTGGAGAAGACTCTAAGTTAGACGCACCGTAAGGCACAACGATGTCTTCAGCAGGAACGAAGAACGACACTTGGCGATCAAGCGACGGATCAAAGTACACCTTCTTAAACGCATTGCCAGACAGACCCAAGCCCCACAACATGCGCTCGTGCTCTGGCCTGTATTCCTTCATCACGTCAGTGAGTTGGTAGTTCATGTCGTCTGCCACACGCTGTGCAGACTCTTTCTTAGCAGGTGTCTCTTTGCCAATGATCTGGGTCTTGACTGGCCCAGCGGCAGGAAACGTTGCCATCATTGTTTCTGACTGGAACTTCACCAGAGCTTCAGACAACATGGGGTGAAACACACCACACGCACCTTCCCAAGGTTCTGTGCGTTCTTCAATCTTCATGCCCAACAACTCTAGGCCATCAACGTAAGTCTGCATCCAGTCTTTGCGACTGGCCACGTCTTCGTCATAGTCACTGATCAATTCTTCAGCGAGACTTTGCAAAACATCTTCACCGATGAACTCAGCCAAGTTGGCGTTGAAGTCATCTTCTGAATCTTTGTCTGGCTCGATCTCAATCTCCATATCGCCCATGTTAATACGCACGGACTCAGGGTCTTCAATCTCGATCTCAATCTGAGGAGATGCTTGATCCATCGCGGCAAGTTCTTCTAAGCCTTGTGGCGCTGCATATAGTGACTTCTCAATAGCCATGTTTTATCCTTAGTAGTACGGTTCTTTCCTGCGGAAAGACTTCGGTTCATCTTCCTCATCAGACGCCAATTGAATAAAGCCACCACGTCTGTAACGCAGTAATGCCTGAGTCATTGAGTCCACCAAGTCATCATGCTCCCCTGACGGGAACGATGCGACCTCTTCAACCAATTCTTCTGCCCAGTGTGTATTAGGCACCCAAACGTGTCCGGATGCAAACATATCAGCCACCGCATTTAGCCGCGCAATTTTATCGTTACCTTTACTTGGCGTGAACTCCTGCACTGGAATTCCCATCGACCGGAGTTCAAATATCAGGGGCGAACCTGCCGCCTTGGCCTCCACGATCAGGCTATCAACTTCCCATTCTTTGTATTCTTCAAACGCCCGCTGTTTTAACTCGGGGAACTCCATACGTTTCTTGAACGCGTTGAGCAATATGATATTTGCCCGGTTTACGCCCAGATCATCGTCTTTATAGAACACACCCCACGTTGTGCATGCAGAGTAATCGGCCCGTTCTGTCTTTAAGAACGCCGTATCCCACGACTGGATGATGAA